TCCTGATAGTTTCCCAGACGCAGCAGTTAGCTGCCGACTTTCTCTACGCCATCAAGCAAAGACTAACGCATCCTATGTATGCAGACCTCCAAAGTGCTTATGCTGCTGGTGTAGGGTTTAATTCCAAATCTGCTTCCTGGCAGGCAACCCGCGTCACCTTTGGTGATGAGCTTCGTGAGTCATCTGAAAAGGACCCAAACATTGAGGCTGTCGGTATCGGCGGTCAGATTTACGGTAAGCGTGCCGATATGATTATCGTAGACGACGCGGTCACACTCAAGAATGCTAATGAGTTTGAGAAGCAAATCCGTTGGCTGACCCAAGACGTACGATCTCGTCTTAACCCTACGGGCAAACTGGTAGTTATCGGTACACGTGTGGCATCTGTTGATTTGTACAAGGAGCTACGCTCTGAGGACAGATACCCAGGCGGTCAAGTCCCTTGGAAGTATTTGGCTATGCCAGCCCTACTGGAAATAAACGAGGACCCCGACAAGTGGGTTACCTTGTGGCCAGCATCTGATGCCCCATTTGATGGGCAAGAAGAGACTGATAAGAACGAAGACGGTCTATATCCTAGATGGTCTGGTCGTAACTTATATAACGAACGCCAAGCAATGGATGCTAGTACGTGGGCTTTGGTCTACCAGCAACAGGACGTTTCCGAGAACGCTGCCTTTGACCCAGTATGTGTACGTGGCTCTATGGACGGTATGCGTAAAGCAGGTCGTCTGGAGATGGGACACCCCGGTCATCCTAAAGACTTAACAGGCTTCAGCTTTATCTGCGGTATGGATCCGGCCATTGTCGGAGATACGGCAGCTGTCTGTTATGCCATTGACCGTGCTACCTCTAAGCGCTACATCGTAGACGTTATGAAGATTACTAGACCGTCACCTCAGCAGATCCGCGACATCATTATTAACTGGACGCAGCTCTACAGCCCGTCCGAGTGGATTATTGAGAAGAACGCCTTTCAGGCTTTCCTTACTCAGGATGAAGGCATCCGTATGTTCCTAGCAGGACGCGGTGTGGTTCTTAAAGAACACCATACTGGTTCTAATAAGTGGGACTCAGGCTTTGGTGTTGCCTCTATGGCAACGCTCTTTGGTACTAAGCAGGTTGATGGTAAGCACCATCGAGATAACTTGATACATCTACCTAGTGATCAGACAGAGAACATCAAGGCTCTAGTAGAGCAGTTGATTACGTGGACGCCAACGACTAAGGGTAAGACCGATATCGTGATGGCGCTCTGGTTCTGTGAGATCCGAGCACGTGAGATGCTTAACTACGGCCAGTACGCAACGCACCACCTCAAGAATCCTTTCCTATCTCGTGCAGAGCTAGGCAAAAGAGTAGTAGTCAATATTGACGAACTACTAGCACAGCAAAATCAAACATTCGTATAGGAGATAGTAATGGCTAAAGAATACCCACTGGCTTCACAAGGTGGAGGAGCAGCACGCGGAGCCTCAAAAGGCCCAGGTGGTTATTCCTATCGCTCTAGTGAATTAACTTTGTCGGAAAAACGTGCAATGACTAAGCAAAATAAATCTGCTGAGTCTATGAAAAACAAAGACCTTGATAAATACGAAAAGGGTGTAGCTGCTCGCGCTGCTGCAAAAGCAGCCGCTGCTGATGCCGCTGCAAAAGCACTTAAGATTGCAAATAAAAAAGGAATGATCAAAGGTGCTGCAACAACAGTTGCATTAGGGGCTGCTGCCAAACTTGCAGCTGCTGCTAATGACAAGAAAAAAGCAACACCTAAACCAACTCCAAAGGCAACAGTCAAGGCTAAGCCTATGACAGAAGCTCAGAAGCAAGCTAAAGCTTTGGATGCTCTAGAAGCTAAGCGTGCAGCAGTTGCAAAGAAAACTGGCTCTCGTCCAAACTACGGAACTAACTAAGGAACTAATATGGCACTAACACCAAGCTACACAACCTCAACAGAGGCAACAGAAGTAGAACAGACTTATATTGACAAGGGCGCTGTAAAGATGCCTCAAATCAACCCAATGGTTGACGCTAAGTACGCTGCTGGTAAAGCACAAGCACTAGCAACCGACAAGGTTGAATGGCCAACTAAGGTCGCCGGTCTTACTAACTAAGGATTCCAATGCTGAATATCAAAGAGGTAACCGCTAAGGTAACTCGCCTACAGACCAAATACGCAGCGCGTGATGGTCGTATGCGTGACGTCCTTTCGGTACGTCAGGGTGACATCTCAAAGGTGTACCCATCTATGTTTTCTGATGAGTACCCAAAGCCACTCGTCGCTAACATCATTGACGTCGCCGCACGCGACCTTGCAGAATCTATGGCACCACTGCCATCATTTAACTGTTCAGCATCTAATACCGTCTCTGATACAGCCCGTAAAGCTGCAGACCTTCGTGGTCGTATTGCAAACTTCTATGTAGACAGATCAGAACTAGGCGTACAGATGTATACCGGTGCTGATTGGTATAACACCTACGGAATGCTTATTGGTCGCGTTGAACTTGATTACGAGAACGACAACCCCATCATTAAGTTGATTAACCCGTTTGGTTCTTACCCAGAGATTGACCGCTTTGGTCGTTGTTTATCATTAACCCAGATTGTGGGTATGGATGCACAGACCTTGGCATCTATGTACCCTGAGTTCTACAACGATATTGTTGGACGTAACCAGTACACACCAGGTTCTCCTTACCTATCTCTAGTTCGTTACCACGATAAAGACCAAGATCTCATCTATTTACCAGAGCGTAAGGACCTAGTTCTTTCTAATACACCTAACCCAATCGGTGAATGTATGGTCCGTGTGGCTATGCGTCCATCTATTGATGGTGAAGCACGCGGTCAGTACGATGACGTACTAGGCGTACAGCTTGCTCGTGCTCGCTTTGCAGTCCTACAGATTCAAGCAGCAGAGAAATCTATCCAAGCACCTATTGCTATCCCACAAGATGTGCAAGAACTTGCTCTCGGACCAGATTCTATTATGCGTTCTGCTAACCCACAGGGTATTCGTCGCGTTCCACTTGAACTTCCAGCCGGTGTATTCGGTGAATCAGGTGTACTAGAGCGTGAGCTTCGTACTGGTGCTCGCTACCCAGAGACTCGTGGTGGTAACTCAGATGCTTCTATTGTTACAGGACGTGGTGTTCAAGCCCTTCAAGCTGGTTTTGACACACAGATCAAAGCGGCGCAGTCTCACTTTGCTCGTATGTTTGTTGAGCTTATCGGTATTTGCTTTAAGACCGACGAAAAGATATTTGATCATAGAGTTAAAGAGATTCGTGGCGTTGATGACGGCACACCATACACAATTAAGTACAGCCCAGCTAAGGCAATCAATGGTGACTACACCGTAGATGTCCGTTACGGCATTATGTCTGGTATGAATCCAAACAACGCAACAGTTGCTTTACTACAGATGCGTTCAGACAAGCTTGTTTCACGCGACTATGTCCGTCGTGAACTTCCTATCGAGATTAACGTCGGTCAGGAAGAACAGAAGGTTGATATTGAAGAGATGCGCGATGCACTTCGTGCAGCGATTGGGCAGACTGCTCTTGCTATTCCACAGATGGTGGCGCAAGGACAAGACCCTTCTAAGATTCTCGGCTCCTTTGCGGAAATGATTAAAGGCCGTCAAAAGGGTATGAGTATTGAAACTGTTGTGGAGAAGGCGTTTACGCCAGAACCTCAGCCTGAGACAGCAGCGATGCAGCCTCAGCCCCCAGTAGCAGGTATGGCTCCCGCCTCTGCCTCGCAGCCAAGTATGGAACAACCTGGCGGTGCAGCCCCTGCTGCTGGCGGTCCACAAGGCAGACCAGATATCGCATCATTGCTCGCTTCAATCGGCGGCGCGGCATAACTTCTAAGGGGGTGAAATATGAACAAGGGATCACAAGCACCAGCACCAATGTCTAAGCCAATTCACGGCGCATCAGGAGCAGGAGCAAAGGTAACAGGTGGCGACGTAAAGCAGCCTTTCGCTGGAGCAGCAAAGCCAGGTAAGAAGGTAAAGAAGTAAACAACTTTTACGAAGCGAGGTGTGCTGGATGGATAACAATAAAGTTCGTCGTCCAGTACGCTTCGCTGACTTCTTAGTTGTAGGCGCAGAGCTTACATATAATATAATGCAGGTATTTACGGCAGCGACAGAAGATTTACTAGAACTATCTATCTATAACGCAAACCGAAAAACAGAATTGAACAAGGTCTGGGAAGACTTTGCTACAGATTTAGAAACTATTCAGGAGGATACAGATGGCGCTTGAAGACGCTACTAACCCAATGCAGGGTGTATCAGGTCCTGGTAAATTCGCAAAACGTACAGATTTGCAATACAAGCCAGATGCTTATGGTGAAGGTGTGCAGTACGCCGCTGAAAAAGCAGGCGCTCCACTATCAACAGCACCAAAGTCACCAATGCTTTCACAAGCACCACAAGTTCCAACAGAAGTTTCAACACCTGCGCCAGTTGGTTTGTTTGAACCAACACAACGTCCAGATGAACCTATTACCACTGGAATCAATGTTGGTCCTGGCGCTGGTTCAGAAATTCTAGGCGTAGGACGTACAACAGAAAAACTTTCAGATACTTTGGCAAAGCTTTTGCCTTATGATACAACTGGTGAGATAACAATACTTTATCAGCAAGCTGCATCAAGAGGACTTTAATGGCTAGCACAAACCTTAAACTTGCTGCTACGCAGGCTGGGCTTAATCCTAACGAGAAGAAACAAGTTGACGCTTTATCTAGCTTGCTTGATACACATAAGAATCTTTTAGATCTTCCTCCTGCTCAGGCTCAGCAGAAGTACAGCCAACTTCCTCAAGATCAGCAGACTGCCCTTGTAACATTTAACGGGCAAGAACCTGAAAAGAAGCGTGGCTGGTGGGGTAGTGCTTGGCACTATACCGGTGGCGCTGCTTTAGCAGGACTAAATGAAGCATCAGATTTTATGACACGTCTTTATCGTGTTACTAAAGTAGCGGAACAATTAGAAGGCGCTCAACCAGGCAATCAATATAAAGGTTTGTCAGGTCTTAAAGCAGCTTGGGATGGCTCTGGAGATAAAGGTGACTTTGTCTTTGATCCAACACGTATTGAAAAGGCTAAAGCCAAATACTCACAAGATCGAGTAAGCGTTGCTATTAAGGCCGCTAATGGAATGCCTCTAGATGAAATCATTGCTACTGGTACTGAAGCAGAAAAACAAATTGCTGCTAAAGCAAGCAAGAAGCAAGACCCACTATTTCAAGATACTTACGACGCAGTAGTTGCTGCTAAGTACTCACCTGGTCGTGAAGTTGCTAATGCTGTTCTTTCAGAAGGTTTAGAAGGCACAGGTTTCCTTTACAAGGGAATCTCTGGCACTACAGATGCAGCCTATAGAATCTTTACTGATCCTACGCTTATTCTTGGTAAGGCTAAGAAAGCCTATGACGCTGCCAACTATGCTCTTATTAAAATTATTGGTAGTCCTCAGAAACTAGATTCTGCTTTTACTAATCCAAAAGTAGTCAACTTTTTTGACTCGTATGGAAAAGAACTTGATAACCTTAAGACTGCTCGTGCATCAAAAGATATTACAGCAGCAACAGAAGCAGCTACTAAACTTAAGCGAATTGCTCCAGAGTTTGGTCCAGCTGCCATAGATGAGTTTATCAAGGCTGGCGTTAAAGATGCACCTACAGCAAAAAATTATCTTGCTAACATTACAGATGTTAAGACAATCCTTTCAGGGCAGCCAGCTCGTCAGACTCCGTTGATTCCACGCCTTGATGCTGCACGAAAAGCACGTATTGCTTTCTATACAGGCGCAAATAAAGTAATTGATATTGACAAATCTGGACGCAAAATTATTGCAGCTTTGTATGGCTCAGAACCAGAATACGCTGATATTGCAACAGGTCTTATCAATGACCCTTCACGCATTGCTGGACTTGAATCTTTCATCTCTAAAGCAAAAGGTCCTACTGGTGCTTTCCGTATGCCACTTGATATGATTCA